TCCGCACCGCTGTTGGTATGACGGCATCTAACACCGCATCTACCAGGTCACGCTCATCGTTATGGTGATAGCATGCGTCTGATATCTGCTGCAGATCCCATTCATCCAGAGCGACAAGCTCAGTTACCGCAGTCTCTTTTACCAGCTCCAATATTTCCGCAGCAGTGGCCTTACCGTCAATGACGCTTTCACTAGAGATTTTTCGGAGAAGATAATCCATATCCATCCGGGCCAGTAGGTGCAGGAAACTTTCACTATTGGGTGTTGGTGTCCAGCCATAGACATAGTTTCCACAGTCCGATTCTATGGAAAGCGTGTAGTTTTTGGTATCAATGTAGAACCTGGCCCACAAGCAGGAGCCGTAATCAGGATCGCTTTTTTCCTGTTTGAACAACAGGGTTATTACTTCGGGTTTTTCAACTGTTACTTTCATTGTGGTTTCTCCTCATCATGGGGTGCGGCATCCCTTATATCACCTCCCCACTGTTCTGCCATAGCCTTTGCTACGCCGCGGGGCGTTTGAGATCTTAACCGCGCTGTTTCGGGATCGTTCCATGCAAGTTTTTTATCCCCAAAATGGGCTTTCCAGATCCCGTTTGTCCGTTCTTCCTTTGGGAGCGGAACGCTCCTAGTCGGTTTGAGGGGATCTAGGCCTTTCAGCCAAAGGCAGGTTTTCTTGCACTCTGTTTCTCCCTCAAAATCATAGGGGTTATATGTGCAATCCGGCTTACGAAAAGCGGATGACATAATCCCGCTGGGGTTCTCGATGGCAACCCTTTCACAGCTTGCCAAGGCGAACATCATAAAGAAAACGATAGCTTTCTGCTGCTCTGCGATCTTCTGAGACTTGTATTTGTCATCGCCCCAATATAGCCACCGTTGGCCGCTATTGCACAGCCGCGTACACGGCGGGTGAGCGATTATCAAGTCCCACCCCCCCCCCGCGGATTATATGGGGTTTCTGATCGCATGTGCTAAACTGGATTTCGCCGCGACTGTCGGGGTTGAGAATTGCTAAAACATCCCCTTTTATATGCCACTCCGGGTGGCCGCCGCTGCAATCCATGAGGTCGCAACTGTAAGCCTTGTGACCCAGTTCCCGAAAAGCCTTGCAGACCTCTTGGCTTTCCTCACATGCAATAAGAACATTCAATTATCCGTTCCTCCTGTAATAATCTTGAATTTTGTCCGGGCGATCCGCGCCCGCATTTCGATATGTTTTTGCGCTTCCTGGTAGTGGGCGCATTCCGGCATCCATCTGCCGGAATAGCAGTTATTCTCAGGATCCCAGCGCGTCCGGCCATTGGTGGCCCCGCAGTCATCACAGTTGAAGCAGCACTCATCCACTTCTCCGGGGGTGAAATATTGGGTACCCAAATTTACATTCCGGGCGCAGGAATTGCAGATACAGCCAAAACAGCTACTCATAGCTCGATCCTCATTTGTTCCTGGGGTTCAAAGTTCATCCACAACACCTCGCGCTTTACCTGTGAAAGCTGATCCGTTGTTGTTGTGGTGGCTCTGTTCCAGCCGGCAAGCGCATGATCGTACATCGGGCTTGCATAACCGCCGATAAGCACCGGCCCGCTGTGCCGTTTAAGGGCCTCCAGCAGCCTTATGTGGTCATCGTCTGTCATTTCGCAGCGGTATTGTTTACCGTGCCGCGTTGACAGTACATAGGGAGGATCGCAGTAGATCAGAACGCCCGGATTGTTGAACCGCTCAATCAGATCCGTAGCATCGGAACACTCGATCTGCACCTCCCGCAGCCGATCCGCGGCGGCGATAATGACCTCCGGCATATTTGCCCAGGCCCTGGCCGCGTAAGCGCGCTCACGGCCTGCAATATCATTTTTCCAGCCCACGCGCTCACCGCTTGTTCGGAACCCGTGGCCCATGTTGCATCGCACCATAAAGCGGACAGCCCGCGCAAAAGGTTCTGCAGGCACTGCGCCGGCAAAAGCCTCATCGTAGATCTGCCGGCTGTACGGGGTGAAAAACACCTCCCGCGCGATCCGCTCAGGATCCCGTTTTATACACTCAAAGAGGTTTACCACCTCGCCGTCAAGATCGTTGACCGTTTCGATATTTGACCGTGGCTTATTGAAAAGAACGCCGCCGGATCCAAAGAACGGCTCTAGGTAGCTATGGTGCTTAGGAAAGTGATCTATGATCCAGGAGGCTAGGCCCCACTTCGCACCGGGATATTTAAGTACACTGTTCATAGATCTCACTTCCTTGCATATTCGTGGATTTTGGTACTGTCAAACGGGATTGCTTCCCGATCACCAAAAAGGTCAAGCTGTGCATCTTCAAGCCGGAATTGCTCATCAATATCGCAAAAGCGTTCTGTCCGGGTGAACAGCTCGGTTGCTTTGTTGGGGAGGGCCTGCAGCGCCAGGAGCTGCGCCCATAGCTTCGGGTGGTAGTCGTACAGGTGCCGTAGCTCCTGGTACTTAGCGTTAGGGCAGAAAAAGCAACCGTTACGCGATGTGAATTTATACGCTGGAGAATACATGCCGCAAAGCTGGCAGTTCTTTACTGCGTCCTTTTCGGCATGTCCGTATTTCTCCATAAGAGAAATCCTTTTGATTCCGTCCAGCCGATCCAGGCGCTCGCCCTCATCGCTGGCAATACCGATATACTGTGTGATATCGTATCCTGCAAAGGTGGATCGCAGATAGCGCTCCATAGGCCGCACTTTCAGGTCGCGGTTGACATAGCAACGGCCACACAAAGGCCACGCCCATATCTTGCCGGCTGATGGGCCGTCCCCTCCGACAACCTTTTGGAACAGCTCTACAAAAGTCTTTGGACTTTGCACTACATGAACCTGGATTTTTTCCCGCTCAAGGAACGGGATTACCGTGCTGTACATAAAATCCCGGTGTTCAGGTATTTCTCCGCTGATATCCTTGTCAAACATGACCTCGCCCCACACGGCATCGGTCAGCGGCTCGTTATTTTCCAGGCCCAGCAGAACGGTGTCCATACTATCCTTGCCGCCGGAAAGAGATACAACAAACCTCTTTTTCATACAGGCTGAGCCATCTTATCCGGCAACATCCGCGGCTCAAAGCGGGAATTTTTCGCGCCGGCTCCTATCTTCTGAAACAATCGGGCGGCGGCCAGCATTGGGGTATCTTCGCACACATCGAACCTCCAGCAGTTCGCAGCGCGATCCCAAATGCCATACTTTTTTCCGGGAATGCCCCGGTAGTAGTTATCCTTTGACATGATGTGCCTCCTTTGGCGGCTGGGGCTTCGGCATCCAATGGGTGATGCGTTTTAGTGCCATATCTTCTCCATAATTGGAGCGATACCACCGCCCGTCTTTATCCATCCACGCCTCGCCCACATACCCAAAAGCTGTGTGTACGATCACATCCTGCAGAGGCTTGGGCGGGCCGTCCTCAATCTTTGTCCAGGGGTCATGCTCAGGCACTCCCTGGATTGCCTTAATGCAGGTGTCATAGACAGAGGCCATGAGGCCCAGGGCTTCGCCCTTGAGCTGGATGAGCGTGTTTACCGCTGCCGTTTTGTCTATCAGGGGATTATTGGGTTGATCTACACGCATCAGCTTTCATCCTTTCGAGCTGCTTCATTTCCCGGCGGGCGGCGCGGCTTTCGCCCGGATCGCGCTCAGCGATCTCACGGCCCCGCTGGTAAACATTTCTTTTGAACCTCATATCGGCTTTGGAATTTGGGATGTATGAGGATTTCATCCCTAAAAGTCTAGGCTTTGCCATGCTATTTCTCCTTTTCGAGATGGGCGATAATCTGTTTTCCGATGAATTCCGTGTACGCTGGAGGGATTGCCTCGGCAAGTTCCTCCCGCGTCATCCAGTTAATGCCCCCAAGCGCAAAACCCCAGTAAAGCGGTATCTGCCGGTTATTCATCCCGCGTACACCGCCGGAGCCGCAGATTGCTATAAACCCGTCCGGTCCAGCGCCCCAGCCGGCGGGCGGGGTGTTTTTAGCTACCGGCTTTTCTGCAGGCTCTGCCAGATTGATATTGCTTTCAAAAAGCCGGCGGCGCTGCGTGTATAGGTTTTTGAATTGGGATCCCGATAGGGAAATAGGATCAATCAACGGAGCGCCTACAACATTCTCAATGACATAGGGCTTACCGGTTTTTATGAGGGCTTCCCGTGTCTGCGGGATCAAGTCGGGGTGATCGCCGTAGGCTCCACCATTCCGGGCCATGGATAGCCCTCTTGCCCTTGAGTGCGCTTGACAAGGCGGCGATGCGTGGATCGCGTCAAACTCGCTGAGATCGCAAGTCTGCAAAAATTCCAGAGCATCGCACTGGATGAATTTATAGGGGTAGTTGGGTTGCGGGGCGATATCCACGCCGGTTACTTCGAAACCGGCTTGATGGTATCCAAATGCACCCCCCCCGCTTTGCAAAAGAGGTCTAAGATCTTGTACTTCTTTTTCGGCATTTTAAGTAACCTCCGCATGTAGGGATAGACGATATAGGCCGTCCCCGCAGAGGGTGAGGCCGTATGTTTCCATCAGTTTTTCCCGGCGCTTGATTTCTTCCGGGTGCCAGCCGCAGCCGGGACACTCACCGGCCTTGCACTGTGGATGCGTCTGCGGGCTTTTGCCCAGGGCGCATTTATTTTCGATCTCATCCATGCTTAGCCCCTTTCGCAGTCCACTCCAGCATACCGGCGGGGTACTCCTGGATAAAGTCAACAAGGCACAGGCCTAAGCAGTTTCTGAGATTGTCTTTCATAAAGACGGGAACGCCGGCATTGCGGCACAGTTTCACAATGGCATGTACCCACTCAGGATCCGGCTGCCGCTTGGAGGATCCAGGACCGGTCATCGCACCAACAATGACCCAATCCACCATTTCCAGCGCGCCGCCGGTGTCATTCTCAGAAAATGCACTCAGCAGCGGCTCAATGCTCAGGTAGGTTTTGTAGCCCTCTGCGTAGAAGTATTCCTGATCGGGCGCTGTGATCGTGGTTCCATACCAAAAGTTATCCCCGCGGGGCAGCTTGCCCGCCTGGGCCAGCTTGAGGTAGCGGGCCGGGTTCTTTGTCAGGAACATATACACATGCTGGGGAGCGCGGCTGCAGGCATCGAAAACAGTCTCGATCCACTTATCGGGTACCCACTCACCAAAGAGATCACCCATATTGCAGACAAATACTCTTGCAGGGGTGATATTCTTTTCGGGGTTGCTCATCAGGTGGGCGCTAAGGGTAGGAGCAAAGCCCATGGGGTACGGGGTAGAGCGGGTGTACTTGCCGGTGTTGTCGGCCAGCTTGACCGCATGGCTGATGGTGTAGCAACCGGGAGCCTCCGGCTCCGTGAGGATCCCCACCGCACCACTGTCCTTGTCAGCCATGAACCGCTCTGTTGCGTGAGGACCAAAGCGCTGCGCGATGCGCCGTGCATAGCAATAATCGCAGCCATGCAGACAGCCGGCAACGGGGTTCCAGGTGTGTGTACACCAATCAATTTTCGTTCTACGGAAATTCATGTTGGTTAATCTCCTTTGCTTTATTCTTCGGTTGGAGGATCCCCGGAAGTACCGGGGATATCAAAAAGGCTAATCTGATCTTTTGCCGCTTCCCGTTCTCTTTCCTCGCGGGTAGTCCGCATTTTGCAGACATGGCCGTAACCATCCTTGATTGCCTGCGCGCTGGTGAGCAGGCCGCCGCACCTTTTGCACCGGCGGGCCGGGATGGTAAATATCTCACCCGCGCCGCCGCTCATCCCAGCAGCTCCCGCAGATGCTCCAGCTTTTGGCACTCCTCTTTGGAGCAGTCCCCAAAGATCACATGGAGCTGGTTCAGCATGATCTCCACATCGGCGCGCTCCTCCTGGATAGAGGCCAGGATATCGGGATTGCCGCCGTAGCGCAGATACTTAACCAGGGCTTTTGTCAGCTCAGACATTTCCTCAATGGCGATCAGGATTTGGTGTTCCTCACCAAACTGGGCAACGGCCTGTTCATAAAGGGCCATTTCCTGCTGTTCAGGGGTGGTGTTTTCGGTTTTGCACATAGGTAATTCCTCCAGTATGTAATTCATCCGGCATTGCCGGTATTTCACTTTTCAGCGTAGGGATCGGGTAGGCTCCAATCGTAGTAACTGCCATCACCCTTAAATTCCTTGCGAAAATAGTTTTCCGATCCATCGCCGTGGAAGAAAAGGTAATCCGCAGGGAGTGTACGGCCAACATTCTGTACCCCTTGTTTTTCAGCCCACCACCGTTCTACAACATCACGGGCTAGGTCTAGCAATTCCTCGGTGACAGGTGCATCCTCACGGTATGCAAAAGCATTCGGATAGGAAAGAATGTCGGCAAGGGTGTCTGGAAATTCTCCGCTTTCGTCATCATACCGATTGAGAGCTGTCCAGGTTACTGCGGCTTGACGGGCTTTGTAGCTTACTCCCCATCTTTCACCACTCCAGCAAAGGACTTGTGCCTCCGCGTACATCGTCTGAGCCAGCATGATGATTTCCTGTTCAGTTACGGGGCAGGGCGGTATGCGGATATCCTCCTGGGGTTTGGTTCCCTCCGTAGGGTCCACAGGCGTTGTGCTATCCGTGGGTGCTGTGGTCGCGTCTGTTTGCGTCTGATCCGTTTTTGTGGGTTCGGTAGCCGGGGGGATGGTTGCGGCGTTCGCCGCGCCTGTGGCCGCGCTAGGGAGGTAAAAGGCGCTTGTGAATATGCAGATTGTCAGTATTAAGCAGATTGCTGTGATTTGTCTGTATCTCATAGTAAAAATCCTTTCATAGGAACCTCCCGCCGGCTGCCCGGGTGAGGTCAAATTCTATGGCTTGTTCTCTCGTTTTAATGCCACGCTCGGCAAACTTGCCGTATATTCCGTTGATATAATTCCAGTTGACAGCATGGCGGGCGCGGGCAATCTCAAAGGCATGGGCAAGCAGCTCCTTTTTTTCTTCCGGGAATGTCATTGTCCATGCGCCGCCCTCATCGCACTCCTGTTGGTATATCAGGTAGAACACCCGGCGGCGATCCTCCGGGGTAGGCGTGATCTCCGGGCAAAATTCCTGAAACAGCGCCTCCGTGGTTTCGGTAACAACCTTGCCGGCATCTTCTGTCCAGCCAAAATACCGGGTTATGTCACCATCCTCCCGGATCGCACTTAGGAAAGCATCCGGGGCTTTTGCCCCATCCTCTCCGTAGTATGCGATTTGATCCGGGGCCTCCATCGCCGCCGCGGAACAGAGCTTGTAGAAAGAGGGTTTTGTTTTCACACCTGGGATAAACTCCAGGTATCCGTTTTCCTCAAGCTCTTTCCGGGCCGCGATCAGAGAGTGCAAGGATTTGATGTTCAACAGATCCAACACCCGCTTATTGTCAATCTGGAATTTCTCCGGCCAATACAGTGCGTTTGCAAATTGCATGAGCTTGTACCATAGCAGTTGCGCGGTAGTTGAGAGGGGCTGCCGGCGCATTTGCTTTTCAAAGGCGTTTATCTCACGCAGATAGTTCAACAGGCAGCCCCTCCTTTCTTAGGTGATGAGGGTTCCTGTTCCTGGATTATTCCATGGTAACGGTGGAACCGTTTTCGCCGCCGTTGACGATGATATTCTGTTCAAAGCGGCCTTTCATTGCGGGGTCATGGCTGATTGCCAGGATCCGCATTTCAGGGTTTCGGCGGGCCATGCTGCAGAGTGCGTCCGCATAGGCTTCCGTACCCTCTGCGTCCAGGAACGGCGGCTCATCAATCCACAGCATACCGAGCTGTACGCCGGTGCGGTGCGCTTTCACATCCGCAAGGCCCAGGGTGACAGCCAGGGAAATTCTCACCTTTTCGCCTCCGCTGTGGCTCAGATAGGGCCGGGTGCCGCCGGTGATGGTGTTGATCCATACCTCAAGGCTGTTAACGATCTGTTTTGTGGACTTCTGCTCCCGCTCAGTGCGGATATCTACTGCCATTCGCCCGCCGGTCATGGATGCCAGGATATCATTGCTCCGGCGCATGATCTCAGGTACCACGCCGCGGATAATCATGTACTGGATACCGTCCAAGCCAAAAGCCTGTACCAATGTGGTGTAGTCCTGCAGGCCGGAGGCAATCGCCTCAACCTCGCGCCGGAGGCTTGCGATCTGTTCCTCAGCTTTGGTGATCGCCTCCATCTTGGCGGCAATCTGCCCGCGTTCTGTTGCAAGGGATGTGACCTCCTGCCGCAGGGCTTCCAAGCTGGAACGGAGTGCCGCGGTCTGCGGTACTTCGGTAGGGATCCGGGCGGCAATATCTTGAGCCTCCAGAGTGGCAATCGCCCGTTTCTTCTTGAGGTCTGCGATATCAGCGGCTGCCCGCTCGATCTGAGGCTCAAGGGCATCAATCAGTGCTTTTGCCTCCATGCAGACTGCCAGGGTATCGGCCAAAGCCTCATTGTTTTGGATGATTGCCAGGGCTTCGGAGTGACGCTGTACAGATACAGCCAGCTCCCCAGTCTTTGCATCAATCTCAGCAATGCGCTTGTGTGTATCCCCTTGCTCTTGGGTGATGCGTTCCAGTTCAGCGGCGATCTCCTCCAGCTTCGCCTCAGCAGCCGCAAGGGAAGCAGCTTTGTTAGCCACGGCCTGGTGCCGGCGCTCCTCAGCGTTGAGGTTCATAAGGTCACGGTTGGGATCCCCGTAGCTGGAGTATTCAGCCTGCGCTTCCTGGTATGTTTTCTGCAGGCGCTCATAGGTGGCGCGATCCGCAGCTTTCATATTTGCAAGCTGTTCCTGCAGGCCGGGAAGATCCTTTTCTGCTTGGCGGGCAGAGGCAAGGAATTTGCAAGACGCGCCGGCAGGAGCCGTACATCCACTGTCCGCAATGCGTCCGGCCTCAGCCTGGGCCGCGTTGACCTTTTCGGTCAGCGCCGCAATGCGGATCCTGCTTTCTGCTACATGGTTATCCACCGCCGATTTTGCATCTTCCATAGCGAACCGCGCCTTAATGCTCTTTTCAAGGCGGGCCTGCGCCTCAGCGATCCGGGGCTGCAGGGCGGCTATCGCTTCCTGTGCGGCTGCAATTTCGGGTCCCATCGCAAGGGTTGCCTGGTGAGCCTCGCGGCCCCGCCGCAATTCAAGTTGCCGCCCCGCTATATGATCGAGCTTATTCGCAAGGCCGCTGCGCTCCTGGGTTAAACTGCGGTAAAGCTCCAAGTCCGGCTGCAACTGGGCGATAGTTGCACGGGCATCCTTGACCGCGCTGGAGGCCGCCTGCGCCGCGCTCAGGCCGTTATGCAGTAGGCGGGCATCCTGGCACTTCTTTTCCAGTTGCGCCAGCTCGCCCTCGCGCCGCTCGATCTCAGCGGCATATTCGCCGGCCTGCTGGATTTTCTCGGTATGCTGTCGGGTGATCTCCTGTCGGAGGGCTTCCGACTTTTGGGCGGCTTCCAGGGAGGCTTCGGTAGCGGTAATGCGATCCTGGAGCCTCCCGGCCTCAATCGCAAGGTCAGCATCCTCAGCGATCAGGCTTTCCTTTTGGCGGGTCTGTTCGTCAAGAATGTTAATCCGCTCTTTTGTGGCAGCGATCTTGCGGCGCTGCTCGGTGGCACCGGCCTTGGCAATCTCCTCCATGCGGGTGTAGATATCCAGCCCCAGGAGGGCGCTTAAAACTTCCATGCGTCTATCGCTGTCAGCCTCAAGGAACAGGCCGTAAGCATCCTGCCGGATAAGGGCGATGCTGCAGAATGTATTACAGTCCATACCTAACAGCCGTTCGATCTTCGCCTGGGTGAGCTTCATTGTGGTATCGCTTTCGTCTGCCCAGTCACCGGCTTCTGCGTCAAAACGCTGGAGGGCAAGGGTTCCGCGCCCGGATTTGGTTCTTGTGCGGATAACCCGGTACTCCTGGCCTCCCATGCCAAAGGTAAAGGTAATGCTGCCGGATTTGGTGCCATCGCGAACCCAGCCGCCGATATCCTCCTTGCGGCTCTGCTCATAGAGGCAATCAGCCAGGGCATCCATGAACAGGGAGGATTTACCCACGCCGTTCTGTCCGTTTACCATTGCCATCTTAACGGGGCCGAAATCAAAGGCGGCCTCTGTGTAGCTTCGGTAATTCTTAACCTCAATCATGCGGGGGATAAATGCGCCGGTATGCTCATTGGCATCCCGTCCATCATCAGCCCGCCGGATGATGGGAGCCGCAAGCTCCATCAAGCGGTCTGCTGTGGTGCCGCGGATATCGTTGATTTCCAGCCATCGGGCCAAACACTCTGCAGGGCCGTCTTGTTCGGTAAGCTGATCCTTTGCGTCCAGATCCTCGATATCTTCCGGGATGATCTCCGACACATGGAACGCGCCGGCGGCCATGAGCTGCTTTTGCAATTCTGCGCGGTTAAAGGCCTTATCCTGTTCCGCGGTGCAAGTGTAGCGAACGCGGACGATTGCGCCCTCCAGCTCCGCAGGCTTCCGGGCAATCTGTCCGGCGCTGATAAAGACTGTTACCTCCTCGGCGGTCATGCGGTATGTGTAGTGCTTCCGTTCCGGGGTGGGGATAAATCTGCTGTTGATTGTGGGATAATACCAATCCGTAGGAGCCGGGAAATCAGGATCCCCGCCAGGGACGATCTCATGGACATAAAAGCCGTGGGCTGTGTCCTCATCGTTGAAAGTAAACTGATTGGGACTACCGCAGTAATAGGCGGGGACACTGCATACCAACCGCTGCGGGCGGTGGATATGACCAAAGCAAGCAAGCGCCACGCCTGCAGCGTCAACGGTTGCCGGTAGGATGACCACATCTTGGCCGGCAAGGAATGTGGTGCCGTTGTCTGCCTCGCTGCCGCTGACGGTGTAGTGAGCGGTCAGCACGGCGGGGATCGTCTTGTCGAGCGTTCCGCTCAAGCCCAGGATGATATCATTTACCAGGGCCGTTGCATTGCGGTTCTCATCCTCTTTGTCCAGTCCAGGACAGAATAGCCGGATGCGCCCTTTATCAAAGCCCGGTACTGCCAGGATCTGCACCGCACCGGCGCTGGTGTCGATCCGCTCTACGCGGGGGGTAGTGTAGATTCGCAGATTTTTAAGATCCCCGGTAGCCTTTTCGATGGTCTCAAAGGCGCGTGGGTTATCGTGGTTCATTGTGCCAAACAGCAGCGCCACATTTTCGCAGGCGGCACACAACGGGCGAATGAAACGGGATATTGCGTCATTCACATCATCCAGGGCCGTATCTGCCCACACGCGGGATCTGTTGAACAGATCGCCGGCGATGATAGCCAGGTGAGGCTTTTCTGCCTCAGCCTGGTTTACGATCTCATCCATACACCGCAGGGTGTCCTCCCGGCGCAAATTCTTACCGTCTTTGGTAGGGCCGTTCAGATCGCCCAGGTGGATATCGCCGGTATGTAAGATCTTAATTCCCATTGGTTTCCCTCCTCTTGACGGTTACAGCGATTGGAGGCCTGCCGCCGGTGGCCTTTATCTCAACACTCATCATTTGGGTTTCCGGCTGTTCGTTAAGATCAACCCCGTGTGCGTCAAGCTGGGTTTTCCAGTAGGCCTTAGTGTTGTTGTCACAATGTTCCATGGCATCTGCCCAGGAGGGCCAGCGCCCGTGCTTATCGTAGAAGTTGTACTGATATGCCAGACTGTCGCGGTCATGCGGCCAGCCGGGTTCGTGTACCTTGCCACATTCCGGGCAAGTACCGGGTTTTGTAGGTGCAAGCACCATTCCGAAACGCTTTTTCAAGTAACCCATTATCTGCGGCCTCCTCTCCGCTTCTGCTGACATTCAGGACAAAGGATGCAGTTATAGACGCGCTGGCTATATCCTGCGATATCCTCCGGCTTCCACTTCTGGCCTTTGTTGCCCTGGCCGCCGGTGATGATCTTTCTGCAGTCACTGCATACCAGCGCCTGCGGCTGTTCGGGTTCGGGCTGGGGATCCTCAAGCCATGCGGGAGGATCGGAGTAATCGTCATAATCCTCCTGCTCATCCTCCGGGCCGTACTGTCCCGGCCCCTCATCGTCATACTCAGGGACGGTCACGGGAGCCTGGGTATCAGGCGCAGGGAGCGCCGCCGCTTGCTGGCTCGCCGGCATTTCAAACAGCATGCCCATAGACTGCAGATAGTTACTTGCTACCGCCTGCTTGATCTCCGGGGCATCCAGGTTAGGCACCACGCGGGCTACCACAAAGGGCTTTTTCAGATCCTCCAGTTGATAGGTGCCGGCAAGTCCCAGGGCTGCGCGGATCGCGCGCATAAAAGCCTTGCTTTCAGCCATTGCGGTACGGTGGGGCAGGAACCGCTTGAACTGAGCCTCGGACATGCTGCCCTTTTCCAAATCACAGTCGATTTCCTTTGTGGCCTGCATCAGCCGGAAGCCGCCGGAGGGTTCGGGTACGCGGATCGTGACGGTGACGGCCACATCGTACACATGGGGGCAGTTTCCGCAAGCGCGGGCGTTGCCGGTGGCGCGGGCCATTTCTACGCAGCGCTGGCAGCATTCCGTGCGTCCGGGGGTAGTGGACACAATGGAGATATTGGCAGCGGCGGCCAGCTTCATTCCGGCAACTTTGGTGATCGCATAGGCGCTGCAGGATTTCTCATAGTAGATATCCTTGCTAGGGCCTTTGTTGTAAGTGTCCTGGCGGGTGTCGAGCTGGACTTCCGAAACGATGATCCGCTGGAGGTTGGATGCAACCTGGAGGGTGGTAACAGGAACCAGCACATTGTACTTGTCGCGGGGGAACTTGTTGAGTTGGACGATATTTTGGTAATCCATTATTTTCTCCTTTCGCCTTGACAGGCTGCGTGGGAGGTGGTATAATTAGCGCAGTTGGTTAATTTCCGCGCTTGGCCGTCCCTTGTTGCACCAGGGGGCGGCCTTTCCCATTTGCTCCCAGTAAAATGATATCTGAAATGCTTTCCTCCAGCTTTCGCAGGAATTCCAGGGCCTCAGCAAAGGCCTCCTGTTCGCTTTGGTCGATCACGCCATCAAATGCGATCTGTTCCAGGCGATCCGCTACCGCTTGACCATCAACGATCATGCGGCGCACTCTCAGCGTTGCCAGGGGGAGGGGGCGATCCGTAGCTGTTCTGCCGATCTTCCGGCCTACGGGACAGGTAGCGCAATACCTGGGGAGGATATCCGGGGATCCGTAGCACTCTGCGTAAGTGACTGCATCCTCCGGCTCAAGCT